CAAATTGGTTAGGTGGCGCCGGCGCCCAAGGCTTGATCGTTATTGCCTACACGCCCGTTACAACGGCTTCCCCGGGCAAGATGTTCTTGATGTTCTAATATGTGTCCCGTTAACAAGAAAGTTAAAAAATGAACTGGGCTGATGTACTCAAGGCTGTGATTCCCGTCATCGTGGCGTCCCTTGCGTGGCTGTTGGGTCAGGTGTCTGACTTCTCGGTGCGGTTGACCAAAATTGAGGGGAGCATGCCTGCCCTTATCACCAAGGAGGGCGTGCCCACGGACAGCCCGATCTCTGCCGAACGCCGTCACACCATGAAGGAAGAGATTTACCGCGACATCCACCAGTTGCAGGTTAAGGTTCAACTGCTCGAAGAACGTGAAAAGATGGGGAAAAGGCCATGATTCCAGCGCTCCTTGCACCGCTCCTGTCTCAGGGTTTAAGCCTCATTGGCAACGCCGTGCTTGCCAAGGGCAAGGACTGGGTGGAAGAAAAGGCGGGCGTCAAGCTCGACCAGCCGCTGTCGGCCGAGGACACACTGAAGTTGCGCCAGTACGAGATGGACCACGAGGAGGAGCTCCTGCGGTTGCGTATTGAAGAGAAGAGGCTCGGGCTTGACGAGCTGCAGGCCTTTGCCAACGCCATCCAAAACGAAAACAACAACGTGTCCGACCGCTGGAGGGCGGACATGTCCTCCGACTCACGGCTGTCCAAAAACATCCGCCCCCTGAGCCTAATTGCGATCTTTGTGGGTTACTTTTTGTTCTCCATGATGTCGGCATTCGGGTACAACGCCAACGAGGCGTATGTGTCCCTTCTTGGGCAGTGGGGCATGCTGATCATGGGCGCCTACTTTGGCGGCCGCACCATTGAAAAACTGGCCGAGATGAGGGGGAAAAAAGAATGAGCCTGTCTTCCGAGCAAGCCGCGTTCCTCTTAGATATGTGCAAGCTCGTGCAGTTTGCCACGGCCCAGGGCTTTGTGGTGACCGCGGGAGAGCTATACCGCACCCCGGAGCAACAGGAAATTTATATGAAGACCGGCCGCAGCCAGACCATGAACTCGTTGCACCTGACCCGCAGGGCCGTGGACTTAAACTTTTTCAAGGACGGCAAGCTCGTGTACGACAAGTCCACGCTGGCCCCGTTGGGCGCCTACTGGGAGTCGTTGCACCCGCTGAACTCGTGGGGCGGCAACGGCAGGAAACTTGTGGACACGCCACACTTCAGCCGCGGAGATGGCAAGCCGGAGTGGGTGCGGGTTACGTAAACGCGAAAGGTAAAAATGACAACAGCGCAAGCAATGACCTACGACAGCCTCGTGGCTGACGTAATTAAATATTCAGAGCGTAACGACGCCGGGTTTGTGAACCAGATCCCGAGCCTCATCATGCTCACCGAGCAGGGCATCGCGGCCAAGCTCAAGACGCTGCTTCAGCTGGTTGTGGTCAACACCACCCTGCTGCCCGAGAACCCGGTGCTTCAAAAGCCGGTGCGCTGGCGTAAGACGGTCAGCATGAAGATCAACGGCGCGCCCATCCTGAACCGCTCGATGGACTACATTACGCAGTACCAGAACGAGTCCGACCCGGGCCAGCCGTTGTACTACGGCGACTATGACTACGACCACTGGGCGCTGGCGCCCATCCCCGACGAGGGGTACGAGGCGGAGATCATCTACTTCAGCCGGGTGCAGCCCCTGGACTCAGAGAACCAGGAGAACCTGTTCACCCGTGAGGCGCCCCAGGCGCTCCTGTACGGCACGCTGTTGCAGGCCCAGGGCTACCTCAAGAACACCGAGAAGCTCGCCGTGTGGAAGCAGTACTACGACGACGCGATTGCCGCAATCACCGGTGAAGACCAGCGCCGCATGGTGGACCGCAACACTATCAGACAGGAACCCGCATAAATGACCTCCTACACATCCCCCTTCACCGGCGACCTCATCCAGCCGACAGACGTCAGCTACGCCTCCGTTTCCCTGGACGGCACGGTACAGCTGTATTGGCCGCAGTACGTTAACGCGGACCAGCAGGTTGCTGCCCGCATCATGGACTTCACGTCCACCAGCGGCTCGGTCGTGGTGCTGCCCGACGCCACCCAGGCGTCACTTGGTCAGGACATCTTCATCCGCAACCTGGGCCTTAACACCTTTACGGTTGAGCGGTTCGACGGCACGGGGTCCTTCTCTGTGCCCGCCAACTCCTCGTACTACACCTACCTGACAGACAACTCATCTGACGGCGGCGTGTGGGCCCAGTTGATGTTTGGAACGGGCACGTCCTACGCGGACGCCGCGACGCTCGCGGGCAACAGCACCACGGCCGTTCTGGGTAAACTTGAAACGGCCCTGGTCGTGTCACAGTACACCAACCCTCCCACCATTGTGGACTCCACCCGGGGCAGTTGCCTGGTGTGGACCGGCGGCGCCGGTACTTGGACGCTACCCGCCGTTGCGTCCCTCTCGCAGGGTTGGTTTATCCTGGTTCGCAACAACGGCACCGGCGCGTTGACGATTGACACGTCGTCGGTCACCTCAACCATTGACGATCTGGTGTCCATCACGCTCCCCCTGGGTGACTCTTGCTTCATCTGCGTGAACCGCGACCCAACCAAGCAGGACTTCTTCACCGTCGGCCGCGCGCGGCCCAACAGCCTCACGTTCTCCTCGGCCACGTACGACGTGGACGTTGTGGGCGGCAGCACGCTGAACCTGGTCAGCAACACGCCCATCATCCAGCGATTCACCGCGCTGAGCGGCACACGCACGACGACACTTTTGGTCGAGCTGCCGGCCGTGACGCAGGTCTATTACGTCCTCAACGACACGGGCCAGAGCGGCTACAACATTGAACTGCAGGTGCAGGGCAGCCTGCAGACGCCGATCTCGTTAGCCACCGACACCCAGGTTATCGTGTTGAGCGACGGCAATAACTTGTACCTGTTGACTCAGTCCAGCATTGGCACGCTGGACGTCAACCGCGGAACCGCGCTGAACCCGGCGTACACGTTCACGGACGACACGAACTCCGGCATGTATTCCCCCAATGACGGCCAGCTGGGATTCAGCGTGGCGGGCACCAACATTGCGACCATGGACGGCACGCTGGGTGTGGGTAACTTTGTGACCAATTTTGTGGGGCGCCTCAACGCGGACGTCATTGCCGGCGGGGGATTCTAATGGCCGGCGAAGATCAACAACCAAAGATCTTCACCCTGGCCGTCAAGCCCGGCATCAAGCGGGACGGTACCCGCTTTGAGGGCGACCAATACAGCGACGGCAAGTGGGTCCGCTTCCAGCGCGGCAAGGCGAAGAAGATCAACGGCTACCGGCAGATGTTTGCCACGCCGACGGGCGTGCCCCGGGGCATCATCACCAACCCGTTCAACGGCGTCAACTACGTGTTTGTGGGTAACAGCACGGGCATCGAGGTGTTCAATACCGGCACCGACCAGGGGGTCGGCGTGGGCCCGTTTCCCGTCGTGTTCAACAACACGTACTGCGTCACCAACATCAACACCGTCACAAACGACATCGAGGTTGTGGGCGACCAAACGGCCGTGTTCACCAACGGCTCCACGTTCTGGACGTACAACACGTCTTACCTATACACCACGTTTACGGTGAACGCGACGCCGACCTACAGCTCGGGCACAAACCGCACGACGGTCTCGGTGACATCTGTGTCTGGGATGCCCGCCATCACGGCGCCCGACATTGCGATCGAGATCTACGTGCAGACAGACCTGGCGGCCAGCGACGAGTACCTGTGGCAGTTTGACATCGCGTTTGATTCGAGCGGTAACGGCAACTCCAAGCTGCTCGCGCATCCCGGCAAGAACCTTCACAACATCGACTCCGGCGTTGTCACGTCGGTCTACGCCGGCGACTTCCTGCCGGACCCGACAATTGAGCAGTACCTCGTCACCCAGGTCGTTGACTCTGGCGGGCAGTACCCCACGTTCCAGCCGGTCAACGCGAGCGGCGGCGTGGTTGTGTTTAACCCCTTCGTGTTCGTCCTCAGTAACTTCGGCAACATCCGCAACAACAACGTGGAGTTCACCCCCGGGGCGATTGCCAACCAGACGTTCAAGGACTGGAACGGGCCCCTCGCCAACGACGTCAACATGGCCGCCGGTAAGGCGGTCAGGGGCATACCCATCCGCGGCGGCACCGCGTCGCCCTCGGGCCTGGTGTGGACTACCAACGCCCTGGTGCGCGTATCGTTCACCTCGACGTCGCCCTACTATTGGCGGTACGACACGGTCGCGGATCAGATCTCCATCATGTCGTCCAACTCCGTCGTGGAGATGGACGGCATCTTGTTCTGGATGGGGACGGACCGGTTCTATGTCTACAACGGCGCCGTCAAGGTGCTGCCCAACGACAAGAACGTCAACTACCTGTTTGACAACCTGAACTTTCAACAGCGTCAGAAGGTGTGGGCGACCAAGGTCCCGCGGTTCAACGAGATCTGGTGGTTCTACCCGCGCGGCACGGCGACGGAGTGCAACGACGCCATCATCTACAACGTCAAGGACGAGCTGTGGTACGACGCCGGCATGGCCGAGGGCGCGCGCAGGTCCTGCGGCTACATGACCGAGGTGTTCCCGCGCCCGATCTGGTGCGGCTGGGACTTTGACCTGAATTTAGGCGCGTCTTACTCGCTGCTGTATGGCCCCAACCACTCAACGCCGACAACGACGGGGTACCAGGTTATTGTTGAGGGGGACATCACCACCAACCCCCCGGGCAGCTACATGGTCTTTGGGGACGCAGAGAGGGTCTACCAGATCGCCTCAATCGAGTTTACCAACTCCACGACCGGCGGCACGACGCTCGTCACGTTCACCGAGACGTTGAACCCCGGCCTGACGACGGGCGGCACCATGACCCAGGCCTCGGGCGGCTACCAGATCTGGGAGCAGGAGTTTGGCAAGAACAAGGTGACCGACACCAGCGTGTACGCCATCGACTCCTACGCCGAGACGTCAGACATCAGCTGGATTGGTGGCACCCCCTCGGACGACAACCCGATCACCCCCAACCGGCGTATGCACATCACCCGGGTGGAGCCCGACTTTAACCAGGTGGGGGACATGACGCTGACCATCGTGGGTCGCCCGTTTGCCCAGGGGCAGACGGAGATCAGCGGGCCGTTCACGTTTGCGGACACCGACGGCAAGATCGACCTGCGCGTCGAGCACCGACTGGTTAACCTGCGGTTTGGCAGCAACGTGGTCAACGGGGACTACGAGACCGGCCGGGTGATGATCACCGCCGAACTGGGCGACGAGAGGCCCTGATGCAGGTCATTGAGTTCTTGCCCGACTACTGCTCCTGGGAGGACTGGAACGGGAACCTGCTCCACTACTTTGGCGAGCAACAGTTCCCAATCCTGCCAGAGGTCCTCTGGAAGGACGTGGCCCGCGCGGTCACCCTGAACCCGGTCTTTGACAAGTACGGCATCCCCTCGCCCGAGATGTTCTCGGACTGGCGCGAGTGGGCCCGCGAACTAACCCTTTCAGTCAACGGAGACGGGGCGTGACAGCCCCGTGTTATGGGTAATTTCCTATAGGGAATAACACAACAAATGAATCGTCAAGGCCCGCTTTCTCTTTCACACATCAACAGACAAGAAGCCAACGTGCTTGAGTCTTTTGGTGGGCTGCGTCTTGTAAATAAACCGGAACTGGCCGAAGAGGGCCGCGGTGGGGACGACCTTTTGGCGTACCTCAAGCCGGAGGAAGTACAGCTTTTGAAGGCTATGGGCGGCGCGGGCACCATTAACCCAGAGACCGGGTTACCTGAGTACCTGCCCTCTTGGTTGGCTGGGCCTGAGAGTATCTGGGCCGGCGGAGCCAATACAGTTCAGTCTGTAAGTAGCTCTATTGGTCAGACCATTCAAAACATCGTAGATAACCCGATCCCGACCATTCAGATGGTTGCGTTGATGTACATGGGCGTCCCGCCGGAAATAGCGGCACCTTTAGTTACAAAGGTCAACGGCGGTAGCACCCAAGACATGATAAAAAGTGTTGCAATTGCGTACGCGGCAAGCGGTGTTGCTAATGCTGCTGGGGTTGAGGTAAGCCCAATTGAGCAGCAAACACTTCAGCAAATGGGGCCGCAATACGCCGACCTTGCTCTGGTTAAGCAAATTGTGACCAGCGCATCTGGCGCGGCAGCCGCAACGGCGCTTAAAGGACAGTCGTGGGATCAGATCCTGAACAATGCGGTGAGCGGGGCGGTAACCGCAGGGGTAACGCAACAATTAGCCACTGAGTACGGGATCAACCCCCGCGAACTTGATAGTAAGCTAATTGCCAATTCAATTGGCGCGGCAACTCGAGCGTTGTTGAATAATAGATCGTGGTCTGACGCCGTGGGCCAATCTGTTGCAGCAACGGCACTTACTGCTGGCATTTCTTCCAGCGTAGACAGCCTCAAGTCATGGCAGGCAAAGGCAAATTCCTCTGCACAAAACTACGATCAAGCCGCCAAAAACTACACCGACGCATACAACAGCGCCAAATCCGATTTGGACAACAAGGTTGCCAGTGTCAATAGTGCAGCAGATGAAACAGCAAAGCTGGCTACCAAATACAACGATCAAATCGCACTTGTTAAAGACACATATGATAAGTATTCCGCACGCGTTGCTAGTATAAACTCAGGCTATTACGTAGAGGATTGGAAAAAAGATTATGCAATTACGTTGGCTAACATTCTTGCTGACGACCTTAATAAGTTTGGCATACCCAGACTTAACGAATACAAAACAAATTATGACTCGGCGGTTGCAAACTATTCGCAACAAAAAAATATTTTTGAACAAGCTGAAGCCAGCTGGATCAAAACGCTTGATCAATATAAAACCCCTTTAGATGAAGCGTTCGCTCAAAACCAAGAAGCGCAAGACCAAATTAAAACAATAACCGCAGACCTCGGCACAAAGGTAAAACAGTACGAAGACCTTGTGTCCACAGAGGCCGGAAAGTTTGCCGAACAAATTGCTCCAGATGCAATTAAAAACGCCAATGACGCGCTAAATCAAGCCGCCAAAGACTCCGGGTTCCCTGACTATGAAACGCAACAACAGTACAAGGGTGACCTGGGCGCATATCAAACGGCCCAAAACGAACAGACGGCGCACAACGCACAGTTCCCTGACTTTGAAACCTACAAGAAATTTCAAGGTGACTTAGGCGCGTATCAAACCGAGCTAGCCAGACAAAAAATTGACGCCATACCTAATGAAATCAAAGTCGCGGCCGGCGAAGGCTTTAATCTTGGACAGGGACCCTCTGTAGACAAATACGGCTTGTCA